CTATACTCTTTAGCCCCATCTCCCTTTCGAGAAATTTTCTAAAGAGGTGCTCTTGCTCATCTTCACATCATATAGTGAAAGAGGCGCTTTCTCCATTCCTTTATTTACTCTTTGGTAGAGAATAAAGTATTAGGGATCCCGCGCTTTCCTGAGTAGGAATTCAATGTTTAAGCTAAGCTTCACCTATATTTACCAAATATAGGGTCCATAGAATTTACTCTTTTCTATACTAGAGAAGAGTCAAGTTTATGACAGAATCAATGCACTATTGAGTTCCGCCTAAATATGAAAAGAAGAGTCTGGACTATAAGTCTAGTCTAGCTGTTGTCTTCGAGTTACTCGTAGTTCGCATAACCTGCAAAAGCAGCAGGCGCGTCCCACCAACGTACTCCAGGCATCCCGGCTTTAGCCGCAAGAAGCACTAACCAATTTTCAGTTGGTATTGTACGTCTAGGAGCTTCGTTAAATTTAAAGCTCATCGCGTAAGCGGTAGAGTCTTTATAAATATTAACGGCTTCTAAGATAGGCATACCATATTTGGCTGCTTTGTAAAGTCGAGCCTCAAGTTCGTCTAAACGATCTTGTGGGTCGGTATCCCGTAATAGGATATCCTCGGCTATACTACGACGTTGCGCTAACATAACATTATTATTTTTAACATTAGATAAATCTAATAATGTAAAGGCAAATTCGTCTATCTTTGCATCATAAGTTGATACCACTTGTTTAGTGATAGCTAAAGCCTTTAAATAGGCGGTTTCACTCATATAAGGGATCAGCTCGTCTCGTGCGAGTTCTAGTCTCGTATCAAAATCTGATAACGTAGTTTCTAGAATCGTATAAGATTCACCTTTCAGCATTTCGACCACGCTTTGCATAGTCTGATGCAGTGGTATAGAAGCCTTTTTGGGCTCTATAACATCCTCCTCATTATGAGGATCTATCAGTACACTAATTGCATATTCTAGCGATTTATTATCCGATTTGGTTAATGATCCTAAAATAGCTAAAAGCGCATGATGTGCGCCAGCCTTAAGAGGTTTGGTCATATCATGACTTCCACGGGCTAACACGGCTGCAATAGCAGTTCGTGATAGCTGGATTCGTCTAAGAGCTAATCGCAAGATTAGTCCAACTTTTCCGGGTAATGAATCTCCTTTAAGAAATTCATTCCATGATAACCCTGAGACATCTTCACCGCTTAATGATGTTCGCTTAGCAAACTCAAAAGCAGGAATAGTCGGGGCAGGTATAGATTTGGCAGGGTTTGCACCCACGCCTAAGAGATCTAATATTTTACAATATTCGAGATAAACATCTTTATCAAAGATAACGATATCATCTCCTAAGATCTCATATAAATCATACCATAACTCCTGTTTTCCTTTACATCTATGAACTGCAAATTGCAGTATCATATGGTGTGTTAAGGCTAACATAGCCCAGGAACTTAAGGCCCCCATTGGTTGCCCAACGGAGTATTTGTAGTGACCAGGAACTAACTCAGGATATTGATCCGTGATTTTAGAACTGTTTAACACATAATCTCTTTCTACTAACAGATTTCGCCAGGCATCACTTAATGCTTTAGAAAATAACGTCGTTAATACACTTTGTTGTAAAACAATAGGTAAACGATCCGTGGCTGAGCTTAGGTCAACTGACCAAGCATGACCACGTCGCAACGCTTTCTCCATAGATCGCAATGCCGAAGCATCTTGATCCAAGGTTCCATCGTTAGGTAGAGCCCCTAGTATCTTAAATAAATAAGAATGTAGAGGTTTTAAGAATGACTGTGTCCAAACATCGACTATAGCGAAAACTCTAAGTTTTCCGGCAGCTTCCTCCTTAAGAGAAAGCTGACCACCTTTTAGATTTACATCTGAAGGGCTAGCGAATGTCCACGTTCTTTGATCAGGTAGGAAGGTTCTTCGAACCTCTCCTCCATTGCCTTCTGCGCAAAATGCCATATTCCCTTTTACTGGAATTCTGGCCCCTTTTGTAAGTGCGTTAAATAGAAATTCGGTATAATTATCGAGTTTTCTAAATAACACAAAAGATTTTGAGGCTATAGCATATTTCTTAAATATGTCATAAGTCTCAGCATCTTGGACTATCCAACACAAATCGGATAGTACGGAAGACATGGCAACACCTGCATTAGTACTGGCAGATCTCGACTTCACAATATAAGAGGCTGAGATTGATTGCTTTGAGGGTAAATACTCTCTCAACAATCTCTTCATA